CAGGATTCCTGTTGCTGTGACTGCGTTTGACATCTGACCATCTCCTCAGTAATTTGAACCCTAAGTCGCCGACAGAACCTCCGCTCTAGCGTGTCTCCGACTTACGCGCTGGTCCCGAGAATCGCGAAGTCGAACACCTGCGTTCCAGCTGATGGCGTGAACTGCAGAATGTCGCCGGTTGTCGGCGTAACGGCCCAGCCCGCAAGAGCCGGCGCCGTGACCAAGAGCAAGCCGCCAGGCGGCACCGCCCAGGTGTGCGTGATGGCACCGAAGCCCAACGTGATCGATGCCGCATCATTGCCAACGATGACGTTACCTGTGTTCGCGACAGCGGCGACCACCAAGATCGCCTTGATCTTGGCGAACACGCAAGCCGCGCCGAGCGCATCGACCAATGCACCAGCCAGATCGACGTCGTAGGCGGCGGAGATGGATTTGTCATTCTCCGTATAGATCCGGTCGGCCTGGTTGGCCGCGACACCGGACGCCCACGGCGAATTGATGCCCGTCTCAACCGTGGCCTGTGCAGTCGCCAATCCGACTGCATTGGCCAGAAGTGACTGGAGCGTAACGATGATCTTTGACGTGACAGTGGCGGCCATGTATCTCTCCTCTTAACTCGTAGCGGGTGATGTTCTCTTCACACAGTCGATGTTGAAAGCGCGTCGCGGTCGCCCCTTCTCATCAGGAGGCAAGTCGAAAGGTTCAGAACGCGCGTTGAGTTCACGCCACCAGGTCCCATTGATGAACTGATTTCCGATGGGCCAAAACAACGTATAGATGGCATCAGCCATCGCCTCTGCGACGTCGTAATCAACTGCTCTAACGACGATCTGCGCTGTAGGACGTTCATAGGCAGGCACATCAACTGAGTTATGCGTGCCTTCAGAACCAAGCCCACCGCTGCTGATGATGGACACAAAAGGTCCTGGAGAGTTCTCAGGAAAGTTGGCCTTTGGCCCCTTGAAGATGTTCGTGCCGTAAGCAAGTCCAAGTCCTGCTCCCTCAAGCAAGACGACGAGGTCCGGAATGAATGTGCTCGGCATCTCATAACGCCCTGTTCAAGTTGATCCGCGCCGCGACGCGCGCCGGCATGTGAGGCGCACTCTCCATGAGCGGACGCTCGATGTATTTAGCCTCGCCCGTCTTGTGGAACGCTTCAAGATCCTCATGCACGATGAACGCATAATCGACCGAGGGCCCGCCAGCAAAGACTTCCACGAAGATCCGCCGTCCTTGACGTTGCGGCAACGTGACACCCTCACTCGCACGAAGGGCCCCCGTCTTGACAGGAGTGCTACGCTTGACTTCCTTGAGCTCGATCTGTGCCTCTTGGTAGAGAGCGCGACCAAACTCATCAGGCGCAAACAGACGGAGCTTCTTGATGTCTCGCATCGCGTTGTCTGCGCCTCTGAAGATGCTTGGCATGTCAAAAGGTCTATGCCGACCCCAAGAAGATTTCCGTCAAGACACCGCTGTTCGAGGCATCGGTGAAGGCATCGGTGGCGATGATTGGCTGAGCATTGTCGCGAGCAACCGAGCTCCCATCAAGCACTCCACCGACTGGAGTCACGATCTTGTCAAATGGATTCACGACTGTCGTGTCAAGAAACACCACCTGCGCGTTGCTGACACCAATCTCGCCGTCGAACCTCCGAACCTGCTTGATCTTCTGCGTGAAAATCGCCTTGCGAGCGACGCCAGCCTCATAGAATCGTTTGCCTGCGCCGTCTGAGTGCATGTAGCGGTAGTAGAGCACGTCGGCCTGCAACCCAAAGCTCTGGGTCAGACCATCGGCCACCGCCACGAGATTGCTCAGAAGACTCAACTGTTACTCCCAGATCGTGAACGAGATGTCAGAGACGCCCGTCGCTGTGATGTTCCAAACGACAATCGTTTCATTGGGTGGCACCCAGATGCCGCCGACTGAAAGCGGCCAACCCTGATCCGAACCAACGACGTTCGTGAAGTTGGTCCGATGATAGAACTTCGCCGGCGCCGTTGGACTCGTGCCCCACGCGAGCGCTGTCGTGGCCTTTGAATCCAGGCCCTTGTCATTGCCAGCGAGCGTGAGAGGCGTCGTCGGCGTAACGCCCTTCGCAGCAGGACGGCCAAGGCCAAATGAACTCGCCGTCGCTGCAGCCAGAGAGATGCCGAAGATCCCGACAAGTCGGAATCCAATTGAAGCACCTGCAATGATCTCAAGGCAGGCTTGAGTGGTCGTGCCGTTCGTCGTTCTGATACCGGTTGAGTAGTATCTCATCACGCCCTCTGAAGCTGTCGAACACCAACGATGCGCCCTCGCGGGTATCCCCAAGACGGTGGGATCAATGTGAACACCGTGTCCGGGACAGGCTTCGCAATGACGCTGTCCTTGAACGTGAACGCTACCGGGCCCGCCTTCATCGACGTGACACCGAGGGTCTCAATGTCGGAATTGCCAGCCAAGTCACTGGCAAGAAGCTGGCGAGCATACTCAGCTGTCGCGCGTTGAAGCTCTACTGGGATCGTATGGATGTCCACATACTCCCAGCCGTTGAGCTTCAGGATGCCCTGTCTAGGCCAGAGCAGCGCCTGAATCGCATCCGTAGGGAAACCTTCCCAGACCCACAGCGCATCCATCAGTTTGGTCGCCCAAAGAATGGATGCATTCTTCTGGTCTGCAGTAGCCGCCGACCATGTGGTGCCGACTGCAGGACGGTCGAGCTGGTATTGCTCGGCGAACGCCAAGTCGCAGTAAGCGTTGGCGCTCGCCGAACCAGCTGTTGTTACCAGCGTGGAGACCGGCATGTTACTAGGCCGGGTCAGCCACGTAGTTGAGCAAGAAGTCGATCGCAGTCGCCACGGTCATGGCGGCGCCGACTGTGATGCCGCGGATAGCAGTGTTTGCGTCGAGCTGTGTGAAAGATGCACCGTCGGCCAAGATCACTGCGTTGGCCGCACCGGATCGGACGTGAGTGCTCTGTGTCAACGCAGCGACGGCGGTAGCAGCAAGCTGCACCGTTGCAGCAGCGCGCGTTCCTTGAATGTTGATGGACGTTGCCGTTGTCGCGGCACCGCCGATCGCAATCATCGCCCAATCAAGCAGCCGCCACCTGACACCCGGAAGAGCCGGAAGCAGGTTGGCGCCTGCGTTGACCTGAGCCGTCGTGAGTCGCGTTCGCGCCATCTGCGCGATGCCGAACGTGACCAAGACATCCTTGATGTAGCGAGCCTTGATCACTCCGCGTCCTTCTGGATAATTCCGAGTGTCGCCCATGAACGTATCTCCTTTTAAAGCTGATGGAAGAGGAGGGGGCGATCCAGAAATTTGGACCGCCCCATCACGTTCCGGACTAGCCGGCGATCCAGACAGCCGCGTTGTCACGCACGACCGAGGCACCGAAGAGGGCGTCGTACGCCCACTGCGTCTGCTTGTACTGACGCGAGACCTCCAGGCGAAGAGCCAAGCCGCTGACCTCGTCGATCGCGATTGCCTGCAGGGTCGCGCCAGGCACCTGTTCGGTGTCGAGCAGCGGTGCCATCGCGAATGCCAAGCAGTCGCGCTGGATCAAGATGTTCTGAACGAAGGAGTTGTTGCCGCTGTTCCGCCCGACGATGGCCTCGGCACCCGCGGTGGCGGCGAAGAGTCCAGGCGTAATCGTTACGGACGACGGTGTTGAACCACCGACGCTTGACACCACGTTGTAGGTGTAGGCGCCGATTCCGATGATGTCACCCGCGATGAGCGTTCCTGTCGCACCACCAGAGAGCGCAATGACCGTTGCACCGATCGCGTTCACGCCGGTGACCGTCGTGCCCGTGGTGTAGGTGCCACCGACGTGAGTCGGAACACGCTGCGACATCAGCCAGAGAGCGCCCAACTTACGACCGATCTGACCGTTGATGATGACGCCATCGCCGCCGCCGAAGCTCGCATCCTGGAAGGCGCGAAGTCCGAGGGCGTTCGCCTCCGCGTTCGTGTCAAGAATGACGAACCGCGGATCCATGTCCATCAGCTGACGATTCGCGATCGCGCGAGCGTCGAGATACGCCGACAGATCGGTGGCGAATGGCGTGACCAACGCTGTGCCAGCGTAGCCGTAGATCTTCAGTGCGAGCTTCGCCCACAGGAAGTCTTCGATGTAGTTCGCGAGCCCCTTCGCCGCTTCAGCCGCCTGCATCGGCAGGATGCCACGATCGACCTGCGACAGACCCTTGTCGTCCATCGCGAACGGCGCCTCTCGCCACTCCGTCAACTGAAGGGGAACGGAAGTCGGCGTGACCGCGGTCACCGCCGGTGGAACAACGTCAGGCGTGACCGCCCGCGTAGTGATCGCCGCCGGAACTGAGATGTTCACCGTGGCGAAACGCTTCGCCGCAGTGATCTCCGACTCCGAGTTCCGGTTGGCGATGTGAACGAGCGCCAGCCGCTCACGAAGGGTCGCCAGACCCATCGAGACGGTGGTGCCCAAGATGTTGGTTGTGACGATTGCTCCGGCCATGTGTGAAGTCTCCTCTTGATAACAGATTTGCTACCAAGCAGCTTCACCGAAGCCGGGTCACATCCTCGCCGAGGTGTGCCAGGGCGGACAACCCGCCGGGTGCCGCCTTCTATCTCTCGTTGCTCGATCCGCTCCACCGGAGCACGTCTGCGAAGCTCGCCGAGCCCAGCAGACGCTTGAGAATCAAGCCAGCCCAGGCTCTATGCCTGCTGACTGTATTCCACCCGCATCTTGCCTGCCTTGATGGCAGCAGAATTCGCAGGATCACCGAGCTGCTGAGGCGTCGGATCCTTCAGGATCGTCACGCCAGGACGTCCACCAGCACCACCACCGCCGCCTGGTGCAGGTGAAGCGCCGCCGCCGTTCGATGACTTGAACGCGAAGTCGCTTTCCTTCGTCTGACGCGTCAACCACTCGTCCATCGTGATCAGCTCGCCGGGCTTGTCGGAGCTGAACTGATTGGGCCCGGCCTTGACGACGCCGTTCTCGACGACGAACACCGGCTGTGCCTTGCTGAAGATGAAGTCCGATGCTCCAGGCAAGCCACCAGCCTTGTTGAACTTGTCCATCAAGACGGTTCTGAGCGTGCCATCATCCGCACGCTTGCGATCGGCAGCAGCCGAAGTCTGCAACGCCGTAAACTGATCCTGAACAGGCTTGACGGCTGCAGTGACGGCCGCGGTGATCATCGCCTGTACATCGTCGGCACCTTTCACGCCCTTCTTCTCCAGCTCTGCGACCTTCGTGATCGCCGAACGTGCCGCATCAGGATCGATGTCCTTGAACTTGGCCACGACAGGCTCAAGCTCATTGACCTTCTTGGTGAGCGCAATGTTGCTGTCACGGAACTCGATGACCTTGACGTTCGCAGCAGCGAGCTCAGTCGCCGACACGAAGCCGACTGGAGCGCCCGACAAGTCAACGTGAAACTTGCCATCCTTCTGAACGTAGAAGGTCCGCGCGGCTTCTGGAACATCTTCGAGTCTGTCGACTACTGGGACAAGTGCTGGCATGGGATTCGGCTCCTATATTATACTGACTGCTGGGTTTTGATAATTGAACTAAATATCAATGATTTCACTAAGGAACTCACCGACTTTCGCTGCCGGCGAGCTTCCGCGTAAAGCAAGTCTGCTTGCACTTTAGTCATAGCCGTAGAGACTACGACTGAACATGGGTCATCCTTCTGTTGCCGTCCGCGTGACTTCTTCATGGCGTTCCGATTGCAATCGTACAACGACACCGCGGATGGAATGGCGGACCCTCTTCACTGAAGTCATTGTCGAGGGGCACTGGACCTTCATCGGCGATACCTTGACAAATCTCACATGGATCGGACGCCAAGATCACTTCCTTCGTAGCATCCGCTGAGAGCAGTCCCGCCTCTTGCGCTTGCTCCCACGCCTTCTCTTGCCCAGTGTTGAGTGCGTCCAGGATCTCGGTGCGAGCGATGTTGTCAGCACGCTCGCGGAGCTTCTCGTCGGCATAGCGATCGACCTTCTTGTCGACCGCTTCTCTGTTGAGACCAGACTCGATCAACTGCTCACGGTATTTCAACACCGACTGGCCTTGCGCCGACGTCAACCCAATCAAGGGACGAATGGCTCTCGCCGCGTCGGCTGGAGAGATGCCAGTGCGAATGGCGGTCGCGATGAGGTTACGGATGTTCTTCTCAGTCTCCTTGCTGATCTCGACAACCATCTTCGCCGCCATCTTCTCGGCTGCCTTGACGGCGGCGGTCGCCTTGTCATCGAAGCGGAACTTGATCACTGCAATGCCTTCTTCACATGCTCTGCGCCCAGCTTGCCGCCACGCATGAATGCATCAACCAGTACCTTCTTCGCTGGCTCCAGTGCCTTGATGAGCTCTTCGCGCTGGACCAGGTTCGTACCCCGACGCACGCTGCCCATGGCCATAGCCAGCGCGCTGAGACTTGTCTGCGACTGGAGCAAGCGCATCGACTTTACGAAGCGGGCGCGGAACAAGGCCTCGTAGTAGTCCGCGGATGCGTGAACCACCTTGATCTCTTGCGGTTGGCGTGGCATCTTCCCTCGACTCCTTCTCTACCTGCTCATACTTGTCCATGATGACGAGCATGCACGTCGTCCATGGCTTGTTTTCTTCCTTCGCGATCGTCAGTGCGGAAGCCATCAGGTGCAGCGCACTGTATTCGGGATGCGGCTCGTTCAAGCACATGTGAATGACCCTGTCGCCCACGGCGACGATCTGTGGATCTGTAGAGTCGAGCAGCTCGCGCGTCTGCTGTCTGAGGTTCCTCAGCAGCTTGTTCATGCTGTGCGAACCAGGATTCCAAACCTTGTGATAGCTCGGCCCGCCAGGAGCCTGATGGAACGACGGAAAGACTGGTCCCTTGACTCTCATATGTTTAGTTCCAAGTCAACGAGATCTTCCGTCAACAGCCCGCCATCATCTTCCTGAATCAACAAGTTCGGCGGTTCAGCGATCAGCAAGACGCCGACACGAACACGCTGCACTGCGTCGACGGGCACGCCTTGAAACTTGAAGCTCTCAACGAGACCATATGATGTCTGCGAACCGTTGCCGTCATCATACTCATACAGATCCTCGCTATTCTCAATGATGGCATCGAACAAGCCCTGATGCGTCAGGTCACCAAACCCAACGTAGTTGATCTCGAACGACAAGAAGCCGTGTCGAAACAACCCAAGCTGCTTGGCATCCGTCGTCTCTGAGTGCGTGGTTCTCTCGAAAGGATCGCGACGCTGATCAGACGCAGTAATGGTCAACAGCTCGTTGACCGTCACGCCATTTCGCTTGACGTAGATCATGGCACTACGGTGCATTCAACAACGAGGGACCAAATGACGCCAACTAGATCTGCCGTTGTGCCCCATGCACCGCTGGCACGCTGCTTGAACGCCAATAAATTACTCGCTGTACGAGAGATGCTTGAACCTGTGTCTTGCGTCACGAACCCGTCGACGCTCCATGCTAAGAAGCTGAACGAGTCATTGGTGCCAAACGTAATACCCGGAGGTGCAGTAACGCGCAGTTCTGAACCAGCTCCAGAGATCGTAGAATTGATGACCGCACCTTTGATCATCACCGTCTTGGAGTTCAATCGCGTCCACTTATAATACGAAAAGTCACCAGCATCGGGCGTCCATGTGCCCCCTCCGTTCGCTGTGAACGTGCAGTCACCAAACGCGACAGACACCCACGGCGATGAGGCCGCCAGTCCCGCTGCGAAGATCTCCGACACTGTCGACTTCTTAGTAACAATGGAAGCCAGATCGACAATCGGGAGCACATCTGTGCTCGCCGGCGACGTCAACGCTGCCAGCTGTGTGATCTTCTTTCTAGCCACCTGATCTCCCAAGAGGCGGGACAGCCCTCAGCGTCGTACCTGGCGGCAGCTCGACAATCTTCTTCTGGCTGTTCTTGTTAAAGTCTCTGACAGCATCCTTCGCCATCTCCAACATGCCATAGACCAACATCTTGTTCTCGATAGGTCCATTGACGCCGAGAGTGCCGTCGTCGTTCAAGACAATTGCAAGCTGAGCAACGATCTGGGGCATTGGTCAGTGTCCTCCATTTAGAATCATGCAGCCTCTAACAAAAGCAAGATCTCTTCGAGCTCCTGCTCTACTAAATCTGGCCCGATCGAAAC